CATGGCTGCAATCACGTTTAAAGCACACAATGCATCGTGGGACTTTCTTCCGACACCAGTCGACCCTGCCGCCAGGGAAGCAGCTGAGCGGCAGGCTGAAGGAGCAGGGTATCCCGCAGAAAAGACCATCGCGTACATTTCTGCTGACAAGGACATCCTGACGAAACACGACATCGTAAGGACGTCCAAATACGCACCGCACGCACTCACGTATGTAGCGTTGTATACATGCAACCTCTCAGCCTTCGTAGCACTTCCTGGTACTCCATGGGTCCGAGACGAATTGACACGTCGTCTACGTAGCAATGTCCCACACTTCCCAGAAGGATTCAAGAGTAAACAACTAGACGTATTAGAAGGTGCAATGGACGCATTCGGGAAGTATCCCCCCTGTCTTCTCATACCCAAGTTCAAGCAAACCGTTGGTACTCTGAAGGTAGCGGAGGGAGTCAAGGCCATGATTTCGGTATTGGATGGCCTCTGCGTAGACAAGGGCTTCATAATAGACGACCTGCATGCCGACAATATGGCCGTTATGTCCGACGATAGGGCGGTTACATTTGACTACGATAGGGTGCGCACCGAAATGCAATTCGCAGCCCTCTTCAAAAAAATACTTACCAACCCACTCCAGTACCTTGATCTTCCGCAGTATGACCACGTAATGAAACTTGGATCCAAGAAACTCACCGAGTACGCCGCCCCCACCTTGAACCACGAAAGAGATGCATTCTTTGTTAACTACGATTTGCTTTCGGTTCTGTCGTCACTTAAGTTCATATGTTCCAAAACCCCAGCTGCGGTTGCGGCGGTAGAGACGTGTATGCAAGGTATAATCGGCGTCGACAGCGTAAAGACTCTCGCTGCGGCTCTTGCTGGTGTGGGCGACGGGGATGAGCGTACCATCGAAGAACTCGTAGTCGCCAATGCGTTCAAGAGCGATGAGAACACACGGAATGACTGGAACGTATGGGATGAGCATACTAAGCAGGATTGGATCAATAGTTCTAATCCCAGAAGAGGGGGCACCTTCAGGCGGAGGAGGCTTCCCCGACTTTTGTGAGTGCCTCACGACACGCCACCTGCTCCGCCTTCTTGCGGGTTGAGCCAACACCGACCCCATACACCTTGCCCTCCACCAGCACGGCCACCTCGATTTGGTTCTTCTTGGGGTCATTTGACCGCATCTCGTATACAGGTGTGCATCGGAACTCACGCTGACAGTACTTCTGGAACAGGTCCTTGAAGTTCGTGGCGGAGTTGACAATCTCATCAATGTCCAGGTACGTCTCCATGACGGTGGTTACAAATGCATAGACTACGGCAAACCGATTGCCGCAGTCTGTCCACAAGGCCCCGAGGAACGCCTCAAAGATATCCCCCAACTTCTTGGCATTGTTGCGGCCATCAATGGCCACTGAATCCTCGTTGTGACGGGAAATCACGTAGAATCGGTTCAGACCCATGGTCTTGGACAATTCACCCAACCGCTCATTGTTGACCAGCTCCTTGCGGGCATCTGTCAAGAACCCCTGCTTCTTCTCGGGGTAGCGTTTACGCAGGTAGGTGGCGATACACACGCCCAACACCGAATCCCCCTCGAACTCCAGACACTCATAGCTTTCATCCTGCAGTGGCATCACACCGTGGGGACAGGGTGCCAACTCTGCAGGTTGGCCGTCAGGGGTGGTATACTCCGAGCGACGAACATAGGTCGTATGGACCATTGCCGTCTGAAACACCTTGCGATGCGTCACACGATAATGGGGAAGACCATGGCGATGGAGAATGCGGTGGATATCGGACTCAGTGAATGGGCGGTTACCGGGGTTGTAGGGCGAGTACATGTGCCTTGGCTACATTTCATTGCGGCAGATTCGTTTTTTTGCCAAGGGTTTATAAATGCCTTTGTTCGGACCCTCTGATACGGCTATTGCCCGAATGGCTGCGAGAACCAATGCACGAACCACAGCGAGCGCCGCACAGCGAGGTATCGCGGATCCCGTAGCCGCCGCGAAGAATGCCGAGCGCGCGCAGGTCGTAGCTGCATACGAAGCGGAGTTGGCCAGGCTTACGAAGGAACAAGATCGCCTCGAGGCTCTTCCGCCGACACGGTCGGTTCAGGGAGTGGATATAACATCCAACGACCAGGTTGCGGAAATTGGGAAGCAAATAAACGCGCTGAAGGAAGAGCACAGTAAGGATCTAGCGTCGTTGGGCGGCCGTCGTCGTCGCAAGACCCGTGGTCGTCGGACTCGCAAGTCCCGTCGCAGCCGCAAGACCTCCCGTCGCAAGTACTAAAGGCTGGACTGCGTTTTTTTGGTGTAGAGGGTGTAATGGCAAGGACTCGAAAGGGAAAGACACTTCGAGGAGGTCTCCTAGGCATCGTATCACTGAGAAAGAAGATCTCGACCCAACCGTCTCAATATAAGAAGATCCTGACGGAGTACTTGGGAAGTACTATACGCTCGGTTGGGAAACGTCCGCTGACGCTCGAGGAGTATCCCCTGGTTCGTCGTCAAGCCACCCCCGACTATCGCGATCTCAATAAAGTCACGGTAAAAGGTGCGTGGGAAGACGTTGTAAAAGCATATAAGGCGCTCTCAGACAAGGAAGTACTGGAAGGACGACATGTGAAGGCAGAACTCAATGGCGTACAAGACCCCAGGATGAAAGCTGCGATTCTATCTGGGGCAACTGCTGGGGCGATGACTACTCTGGGCGTGGCAGGCAAAGTTGTTGCACAAACTGGACTATTCGTAGGCACGGTTTTGTGCGGAAGCACAGTTCTTGCCCTCGGAGGCGCAGTGTTTTTGCTCGAATTAGCGACATTCTTCGGGGGTGGAGCATTTATCGGATCTGATTTTAGCGCCTCGAGTGGCGTGTTTAGTGGGATTTCTGGGTGCAATATGATGAGGGGAGGAGGAAGTGCTACTGCAGAAGAAAAGGCGGCTGCAGAGAAGGAAAGACAAAACAAAGATTCTTCTATTCAGGAGTCACTCGTCGATGCAGCACAGGCGCTTCTCCCTCTCCAGAAGGCATACGACGAAGCGCTTGCCAAAGGAATTTCCGCAATACAAGATGTATATGGTGACGCGAACTGGGGTGAGGCTAATAGCAGTGTAATGGTACAAGAAATACATTCTTTTCCAGAATTCCCAGTCGTCAATATCAGCCCGCAGGATCTGCCGACCGCGATGGCGCTGGCCGCTACAGCCGCCGCCGCAACTCCCGAAGCTCACCCAAACCCAACTGAGGACACACCAGAAGCAAACAAGGCGGCCGCTGCGGCCATTGTGAAAACACCCGAGGCAGCCCCCGAGCCTGCGCGGCCGAACAATGTCAACCAAAAGGCCCCACCGCCTCGAAAGGCGCTCCTGCCGCCGACGAAGGCGCCAGAGCCAGCGGCCTGCTGGACATCGTCTGAACCAGAGGGCGACGGCGTGAAAGCGTGGACACATACAGACGGAAGGTTTGAATGGGGAACTGGAGACAAAGGAATAGACACACCAGATGGTGGCCCAAAATGTCCTGGTAATGGAGGCCGTAAGCGTCGTGTCCGTGGTGGTGGTCCCAGCGGCGTAAAGCCCACACCCACTGGTGGTCGTCGTACGCGCCGTCGCCAGCCCCGCCGCAAAACCTCTCGCCGTAAGCAGTAATGGGGCAAGCTCAATCCTTTGCATATAACCTTGGACCTGGCATCCCTGAGGAGCCACCGAAAACACAGACTGTCGTAGATGTAGCCACCTGCACCTACGACACCCCCTTATACTGCGACATGGCCATTGGACTGGTGTTCTTCAACCCTGCCAAGTCCAAGCGCATGCTCATGAACTATCTTTACATGGTGGAGAAGCTGAAGCGGGCCAAGCTGCCGTACTACACACTGGAGCTGACCTATGGAACCGCTACACCCGAAATCACGGATGCATTCCATGTCAGTGCCAAGACCATCATGTTCAACAAGGAACAGCTCTGCCGTTTGCTGGAGCGTCGGATCCCGTGGCGCTTCTCCAAGGTGGTGTTTCTAGATGCCGACCTGGTCTTCACGAGCCGAACCTGGTACGCAGACACCTCTAGGCAGCTGGCCAAGCACGATGTGGTCCAGCCCTTTTCCTCGGCCGTGTGGCTCGACATCACCTACACCAAGCCAACGCTGGAGCGCTCGAGCGTCGTGTACATGAATCGGGACAAGACCTACAACCATACCTACCACCCGGGGTTCGCATGGGGCTTCAAGCGGTCGTGGTTCCGCAGGTACGGGTTCTACGAGTACGCCATCACGGGAAGCGGCGACACGCTGAGCACAGCGGCCTGGTTGGGCGTCGAGTTTCCCAAGGGCTATCTCAAACCCGCATTCGTTCGTTCCTTCGCCGACTACCGCAGAATGCCAAGGCCCACCATGGGGTGTGCGCCAGGCAAAGTGTACCACCTGTGGCATGGAACGCACAAGAACCGCAAGTATGTGGATCGCCATGCCATCCTGGACGGAATCGCCGATGTCCAGCGTATTGTGCGTCCAAACTGGGACGGGGTGTTCGAGCTGAACGACAAGGCCGTGGACGCCAAGTTGCGCGAGTACTTTACCCAGAGGGAGGACGACGGAGTTTAAAGATATTTTCTCGGTGATACTCATACATCACGTTAATGGTGAAGCATCTGTGCACGCTGGCCCACCGCGTGCTTCAGACTCAGCAAACCTTGTCGTGTGCAGTAACCCGAATGCAGTATGGATTCTTACCCCAAGAAAACGCTAAACAAGCCCAACGCCATCTAACCGAACTGTCCAATCTCCTTCGTGAGATGGAAGAGACCCTCAAGACGCAGAAACCCGCTTATACCCAGTTGCAAAGGATACATCAATGAACGAAAAAGAAGGTGCATTTACTGTCATGTGTATTTCCGCACTCGCCGCGTGCTGCGTGCTTTCCTTCTGCGGGCATGCGATTCGCAGGAGGCCATTTCACTCGCCTCCCGAGGCCGACCCCGAAGACCCAATCGACTTCAGCTCGAACCCAAAGTCATCCTCCGTGAGCGTCGGCTCGTGACGGCGGATAATCTCCTTCATGACCTCCTGGCCACGCTCGCCTAGGATGTCACGCAGGTACACATCCAGTGTCTTCTTCGACAGCGTCCAGCCCCGCTTCCACTGGTTCGGGCGCTTGACCGCAAAGGTCATCTTGGACTCCTTCAACTCAATCTTGTCGGGCAGCACATTGTTCGCGTAGACCGCAGCCAAATCCAGCTCCAGCGTTCGCTTGCGATCGCGAACCTCGGCAATGTCCGCATTCATCTCCGCGAGGCGCTTGGTGGTCTGGATGTACTTGCTAAGAACGGGCTTGAGGTCCTCCATGGTTTGCTCCATCTCCTTAAAAACATCTGTTCGTTTTCAACAAGAGGGCATGCTGCTGTTTGATGCCAAGGAGATTGATCGTCTCCGCGAGGTCTACAACAAGGAACACCCCAAAGAAAAGCCCATGGCAAAGGATTCTCCGACCAAGATGTGGGCAGAGCTGAAGCAGCGGCTCCACTCCAAGTGCGCAGAGGGCACGCCGTCCTGCATTGTCACATCCTTGATGGAGCCCCCGGACGCTCCTGCGGACTGGGCCGCCAAGCGGACGGACTGGCTGTCGAGCGATGACATTGAGATGGTCGAGAAGCAGTACACTCGACTCTTTGACGGCTACTACTTTGTGGGCTGCGTGCCCATCGACTTTGACAAGAAGTCTGAGCTGTCGGAGTGCCTGGTGAGTGCTCTGTGCTCCATGCGGATCGACAAGCTGGCCAAGAAGGGTAAGACGCGCATCGGAATCGTCTTCAACACGGACACCTCGGACGGGCCTGGTGAGCACTGGATTGCGGCCTTTGTCGACATTCGGCCCGACTTGGCCTACCCTCGCATGACCTACTTTGATTCGTACGCCCAGCACCCCGAGCCGCAGATTGTGGAGTTGATGACACGGTGGCAATGCCAGTGGGATGCGGTGTCTGGCCAGCCCTCGATGCACCTCTCCTACAATACCATTCGCCACCAGCAGAAGGATTCCGAGTGTGGAATGTACTGCATCTACTTTCACTACGCCTGCCTCATGAACCTCCCGATGGACCATCGTATTCCCGACGACGAGATGAACGCGTTCCGCAACCTGCTGTTCAGAATGCCCGAAAAGTAGTCGTCGGACTACACAATGGAAGTTCTTTTGGGTATTGGAGCCATTGCCCTCGCAGGGTTCTTGATTTCGCGTGAGGTCGGTGCCGAGTTCCCGACTCCCGAGAACACACATCGGAAACGCATAGCCGATTACTACGTGGCTGGAACAACCAATGTGGAGGAGGCCCTGTCGAGTGGCAAGCGCCTACTCGAGCTCCACATCGGGTCCGACATGCAGGATCGCCCAGTGATTCTGCCGTCGGAGCAGCCGTTCGAGCCCGTGTGTGTTACCCTGCTGAACAAGGCCTTCGGCAATAAGGACCCGTTCATTCTGTCTCTGGTCTTTCGCACGGATACCACGGTGACCCTGAATGCAGTGGCCAAGTCTCTGCGCGAGACTGTCCATCGCCACCTCGTGCCGCCCACGCCCGATCTGGCCGATGTCCCGCTGGACTCCCTGGCGAACAAGTTGATTATTGTGTCAGGCCCCGAGACGCGTGGGTCTGACCTGGAATCGCTGGTGACTCTGTCGTGGGGCGACTCGGGTCTGCGGCGACTGGACTATGCGCGCGCCCTCCACCCTCGCGAGCCCGAGGAGCTGAGGCAGTTTGCGGCGCACCACCTGGTCTTGGTGGTAACGGACAAGTCGAAAAATGTCTACGCGGGCGACAATGAGATCATTGCGTCGGGTTGCCAGTGGAACCTTGCAGGCACAGGATCTGGATTCATCGAGCGCGTTTGATTTTCTTGCTGAACTAACAAAATGGCGAACAAGTGGCTCTCTCATGTGAAGCAGACGATGGCGGAGATGAAGCGCAAGGGCACCTACAAGAAGGGCATGGGCCTGTCCCAGGTCATCAAGGCGGCGAAGCTGACCTACAAGAAGTCGGCGTCCGCTGGCCCTGCCGCGAAGAAGACTCGCCGTGCCCACCGTGGCCACCGCAAGTCGCACAAGGGCTTCATGGGAATGATGTAAGCAGTTTTACTGTCGCATACACCGCCACTACAAACGAAACAAGAACATACACTTGCATACACATGGACGCCCTTTCGCGCCTCTGTTTAGCCAAGTAGTTCTCGGTGGGAAATCCGATGAGTCTGTCGATGGTCTCGTTGTTTGGTGTATCCACCTCCTCGCATCTTTCTGCAGGTCTTCCCATGGTAGGATTTCTTTGAACATCCGCTCTTGTAGTAAGCCACATGGTGTGAATAGCCTCGGTAGGTAGGAATGCGCGAACCCGTTTTTGAGGACAATGCCTTCAACAAACCGTGCATCCACTTCGTGTAGGCGCGCTGCGACTCCAAGGCGGGTTCATGTGCACTCACATACTCGCTGAACACATTGCGCAGTTCCTCGAACGGATATGCCTTGGCCAGAGCATGCATGAAAGTCCGCTGCAGGGCCATGTCCGTTTCTTCGGGTTTGGTCGGATATACATAAGCCACTGACATCAGGAAGTCGCGGCCTGGCACTTTAGTGGGCTTCATGGCCATGTACTTGGCCTTGACAGCAGCAAACTCTGGGTCCTCGCCAGGGTTCACCACCGTCGGGTCGTCGGCACACTGAGTGCGGAGTTTGTTGTTGACCATGTTGTGAATCTCGTACAACCACTTGCCAGGGTCTCCACGCAGAGGGTGAGCGTGGACGAACTTCGTGGTGCTGGCACGGCAGTACTTGCAGGGGAGTACATCCTTCATGATGTTCAAGACATCGTCGGGGTGGGGAGAGCGAAAGGCAATCAGGTGGAACAGTTCCCACCCACTCGGCCCCCAGAAGCGAGTATCCATTGTGTCTAGCGAACATCTTTCGCAGCGATCCACGCGGCGATCTGGAGGGTCATGGCTGCATCGGACACAGGGTCATGGGCCTTACCGACAGGGAATGCCTTCTTCAGCCCAGCATCCAGCTCCTTTTTGATACAGTCGTAGGCACCTTCCAACTTGGCCGTCTTGCATCGCTTGTTGAACTCGGGGTTGTGGGTGGCAATGTCCACGATACCCAGCGGCGCATGAAACGCAAAGCCGTGAATCTTGCAGGCAGACTTCAATGCTTTCAGGTCCATGTCTCCCTTCACCACCACGACAGACTCGCCGACCAGCTTGACGAATCCCTTGAGCCACGACGCGGGCTTCAAGTGAGGCTTGACCTTGGGGTCTGCAAAGTACTCCTTCACAATGTCATTGTCTCCCAAGAACTCGGGTGCCGACCGTTCCGTCTCCTCCAGAATATCGAGAAGCTCGGCAGTCGCAGGTGTCGTCGTGGAGAACTTGGACGACACGCGGTTCAACTGCCCAGCAGGCGCTGGCAGGACGGCAAAGAAGGGCGGTGTGCGCGTCCACGCATCTCCAGTGTGGACCAAGTGGTAGCCACCTACTTCACGGGGCAAAAAGGCCGCCCCCTTGTGCCAGAACTCGCAGTCAAACGCAAGCAAGGATGTACACCCACCCGCGAGCCGATCCAACGCGGCGTTGCGGATCTTCATTATACACTTCCCCAAAAAGAATGTGAACCTGAAAACAAAATGCTCGACACGCGTGACATCATCATCCTCACGGCGGCCTTCTACCTTGGCAGCGTGGTGTCCAAGTTCTTTGGGTCTCTGACGGACGGCATCATCATGCCGCTCCTGGCCCCCGCAGTTTCCGCGGAGAAGGGTGTCTCTGCCTTCACCGTGAAGTTCGGGTCCACGAACCTCAAGGTCGGACAGGCGCTGGTGGACCTCATCAACCTCATCGTGTCCTTCGCGATTGTCGTGTTCACCATCGGCCTTCTGCGCACCTATGTCCTGAGCCGCATCGGTGCCAAGCGGTCTTACAGCGGCGGCGACGAATAAAAACGAAGTAAATCACAATGAGTTCGTATTTTTCAGGGTTTAGCCTTTCGAGTCTCGACCCGCGCAGGTTGTTTACATCGTCCACGCCCGCCACGCCCCCTGCAACTCCTGGTGCCCCGCCCCCGGTGGCTGCCCCAACGGCTGGTCGTCGTCGCACCTACCGCAAGAAGCAGAAGTCTAAGCGTCGCCGAGTCGGAAGGAGGTCCACCCGCCACTAGGGATCTTGCCATGGCTCGCCTCGAGCCGCTTCTTCAGCTCGGCACCCGACGCACCCACGCCAAAGCGCTGGACATCGTTGGTCCGCTTCCACTCGTTGAACATAATCTGAACCGCAGTCCATGTAACAGTGCCACGCTCCTCGCCCTCGGCGAGTGGCTGTGCTGCGTGGACCTTCTCGCGGAGGAACTTGGCGATCGCGTCATTATCCTCCTTGTAGTCACTCGTATAGGCCATCACCTTTGCAGGCGGAGTCAGCTTGCGGTGGCCATTGCCCTCCTTGAACACATGCACCAGATAAGACAGGAAGCACGCGGCCCACTCGGGGGACACCACCTTGGCCTGGATCGACTCGTCCATCAGCTTCTCGTGGGACTTCACGGGGTTCACCACGAACTTGTTCGGGTAGTCCACGACCACCAGACGACGCCAGGTACCACCGTCCGTGGTGTTGATTACGGGCTTGTCGTTGCAAGAGAAGAAGAAGCGGAACTGGGGAACAAACTCCACCATCTGCTTGGACCCCGCATACAGATCGCGGCAGATCACGGGCTCCGAAGAGGTCAGCTCCTTGAGGTACCCGCTGTTGAACGACGCGCCCTCGTCGGGCTCGGACATGGTCGCAAAGCGCTTTCCCTTCAGCCTCATCAAATCGGGATTTGCAGAGCCCGTCTTGCCACGGCCCTGTGTCAACATCGTCACCGAGGCCTTGGTCGCGTAATCGCCCAGCGCCTTCATCATCAAGTTCATGAGCATGGACTTGCCGTTGGAACCATTGCCTGTCAGAATGTGGAACTTCTGCGACTCGTTAGCTCCCGACAGAGTCGTGGACAGGCACGCAATGAAGTAGGTCCTCACCTCGGGGTCGGGAAGGACATCGTGGATGAACTTGTTGAGCTCGTTCCAGCAGTCGTGAGTGTAGTACGGCTTCTCGGGATCGTAGTCCAAGTTGGTCGAGAAGGACACATAGTCCTCGGGCTTGCCGTCACGGAACTCCATCTTCAGCGTGTCGAGCAGACCATTGTTGAAGGCAATCAGATTGTGGTTCTCATCCACCTTGTTCACGAACTCCTCGTCCAAGAACAACTCACGACATTCGCGCATCACATTCTCCTTGAAGCGGCTGGTCTTGAGCTTCATGCGCATGTCGGTGTAGGTCTTCAGCTTCTTCTCCGCGCGGCAGCGGTCGCAATTGATCTCCTCGTGCTTGCCATCGGGACACTGCGGAATATCCTCCATCTGCGACATGAAGATCTTGGCCTGGTCCCAGAACCGCCGTGCCACCTCGTTCGACAGCCTGCACTGGAGGTCGATACCCTTGTCCGTCTCCTTCCAGGTGTGCGTCATGAAGCGGAACCAGTTTGACGAGCTGAAGCGGGCACACTTGTACATGTCGCGGTACATTGAGAACACCACCAGGGCAACATCGTGCTCTGTCTGCGTGGACACGGCCTCATTCACCAGGTAATCAATGTTGCGCTTCTCAATCTCCTCGTACTTTTCAAAGTTGTCAAGGCGAGACCAGTTCAGCAGGCTCTTCTCACTGAGCCGAGCACCGTCATTGCGGAAGGTGAACGAGTCCCACTTCTGAATCGACTCGCGCTCCTTGTAGCCCTCGCCCTGCGCAGAGAACTCCAGCCAGGTCCCAGCCAGGTCCGAGTGAATGTTCTTCATGCAGAGGCCCGTGTTGATCCAGTCGGGATAGGACTTATAACGGAACTCGGCCAGGTTGAAGATGTGATCGCGGAACCGACGCAACTGGTCCTCCGTCAGAGGCGTCTGGACCGTCATGCGAGTCGGCGAGGACCCGCGAGAGTTCACATCCCCAGGACGCACGGCGGGACGTCCACGGGCAGGCATGACCGCGGCACCACCCGAGATACGGACAGGCTCCTCTGTCCGATCGTACAGCTTTCCCGCATCCGTCAATGGAGACGCATCTGCAGAGTGGGCCCGCACGG